CGCCCGACATGGTGCTGGGCGATGCGCACGGCACCTCCTGCACCCCGCGCTTCACGCGGATGGTGGAGGAGACGCTGAGCCGCATGGGCTACCGGACGCGGCGCAACGACCCCTATGCCGGCGGCTATGTGACCCGCCACTACGGCTGCCCGCGGGAGGGCGTGCACGCGCTGCAGATCGAGCTGGCGCGCTCGCTCTACATGGATGAGCAGCGGATCGAGCGGCGGCCGGGCCTGCTGGCACTGCAGCGCGACCTCGGCAGCCTGATCGCCACGCTGGCGGCGGCCGACTGGTCCGCGCTGCGCTGAAAGCCTGGGCTGATTGGCCGCGGATCGGCGCCCACCGATCATTTCCCCGTTGAACGAAAAAAAAGGCGGTGCCTTGCGGCACCGCCGAGTTTAGGGAGGAAACGTCCAAGAAAGACAGACAACACGGCAGTGCCGTGCTGCTGCGAAAGGGAATTTAGGGGCGCAATCACTCGCACGCAAGCGGTTTTTCGCACTGCAACACAGGCATGCATGCGGAACAGGTTTCCAGGAGGAGATCTGCGTTCCGCGCGCCGGCCCTCGTCCTGGCCACCGCGAAGGAAGCAGACGGATGCAGGGCCGTTGTCCCCCCGGCTATTCTCCTCTGGCCTGTTCTCCCCGGGGCGCGCCCGGCGCCCTCGCAACCGCCTTGCTGGCGCTCCTCGCCCTGCTGCCCCCCGACGGGCCTGCCATGGCGAACTGGTCCGGCCCCTCCGCCGGCCCAGGTGACCAGTGCCGCGCCGCTGCGCGGCTGGCCGAGCGCGAGATGGGAATCGCACCCGGACTGCTGGCCGCCATCGCGCAGGTCGAATCGGGCCGGCGGGATCCGCAGCGGGGCAGCTCCGGCCCCTGGCCCTGGACGGTGAGCGCCGAGGGCCAGGGCCGGTACTTCGAGACGAAGGAGGAGGCGGTGGCCCATGTGCGGAAGCTGCAGGCGCGCGGCGTGCAGCTGATCGACGTGGGCTGCATGCAGGTGAACCTGCTCCACCACCCCGCGGCCTTCGCCGGACTGGAGGAGGCCTTCGACCCGGTGGCGAATGCCCGCTACGCGGCACGGTTCCTGAAGGAGCTGCAGGCCACGCGCAACGACTGGATGCTGGCGGCCTCGCACTACCACAGCCAGACGCCGGCCCGTGCCGAGGTCTACCGCGCCCGCATCGCCTCCGCTTGGCCCCTCGCCCAGCGCCGGGCGGCCGATCCGCGCGGCATGCTGGCGGAGGCCTGGTCCCATGCGCGACCCGGCGGCCGGGCGCAGGCTGCGGCGACGGCGACCGCGCGCCTGGCCATGCCGAAGCAGGGCTGGACCGGCATGCGCATGCTCTCGGCCCGCAGTGCTGCGACAGGTGGCGCGACGGGTGGTGCGACACTGGGCAGTACAACGACACAGGGCCGCACGCGCCTCGAGCTGGCCGAGGCACCGTGACGGCATAAATTCGACAGCTTCAAGGAAGTGGGGGGAATGGGCGCGACAGGGATTGAACCTGTGACCCCCGCCATGTCAAGGCGATGCTCTCCCGCTGAGCTACGCGCCCGAAGTGGCGGTTTTACTAGCTATTCGGGCCGGTCGGGTCAACAGGGCTGTCCGGGAAAATCCGCCACGAATCATGAACATCCGCCCGGGATTGGCAAGAATCTGACAAGCCAGGTTCGCGGAGCGTTCACCCCGCCCTCGCCCCGATGCACCGCAGCACCGCCCCGCACTTCGCCAGCGGCTTCGTGCTGCCCCACTGCCCGTGGTGCGGGTAGGCCGGATCCCGCGCATCGCGGCACGCCGCGTAGTGCAGCCACACGCCGGGCACCTGCCCCGGGATGTCCGTCCGGATCTCGACCACGTAGCCAGCCGGCAGCAGGCCCTCCGCCGCGGTCTCGTCGGTGGTGTAGGGCGGCGGGTCGCCCGTGAGACCGAGCGCGCGGTGGATCGCCTCGTCCGCCAGGCGGCTGCCTGTCCGCACGGCGCCCAGTCGGTCAGCCAGGCGGAAGAGGGCGGCAGGATCGGGCATGGGCGGAGCGTAGCAGCTCGCGCCGTAACAGGCGCGGGCGGGACAGCGCATAGCGCTTCCCTTCGGCCCGCTCTACATTGTACCGTTAGTGGAATGGACACGGGCGGGAGACGCACATGCCCTTGAAAGTGGCGGTGCTGGGCAATTGCCAGGGCCAGTTCTACCAGAGCCTCTTCGGCTGCTACAAAGACCGCTTCGAGGTCCTCCGCACGCGGCTGCTGTACACCCAGAACGAGAGCTACACCGAGGAATTTCACAGCACCGTTGACCAGTGCGACTTTGTTGTCAGCCGCCACCTGGGGCCAGGGCTTCGATTTGCGCCGGCCATCACGAACAACCTGCGGGAGCGTCTCGGGGACCGCCTGATCGTGTTCCCCAACATCTACTACAACGGCTACTTCCCGGACTTCTTCGTTCCCTACGGCCAGGGCGGCAAAGCCATTGGGGGCCTGGCGGGCGACTACCACAGCCGCACCATCTATCAGGCCTACAAGGACGGCCTGTCAGAGCGGGAGGCGGCCGATGCCGTGCTCTCCGACAAGATGCGCGAGGCATACCCGGAGGCCGCCAGCCAGTCGCGGAAGCACCTGGAGGAGGTGGAGGCCGAGACGGATGTGGCGGTCTCTGACCTGATCGTGGACGGCAAGGGTGGCGTCCCAGCCCTTCACACCTACAACCACCCGACCAATGCGGTGATGTACGCCCTGTTCGGGCGGATCCTTCAGAGGATGGGCCTCGACCCTATCGAGATCCAAGGCGATCCCCTGGCCCGCTATGCCCTAGACACTACCGTCCTGCCGGTTTTCCCGCACCTTACGGCCGGCAGCAATCTGGCGCCCTCCGCCGGCTCCTATACCTGGCGGAGGCGCCTACCGCCCGAGCAATGGAAGCCCGGGCACACGCACCGCGCCGTCGAGCTCGACGAGATCGTGAGCGACGCCTACGCGCGCTTCCGAGAAGCCGGCGTTCCGAGGCGCCAGCCGGCCACCGTTCCACCACCACGCAAAGCCAGGAGGCCAGAGGCCATGATGATCCCCGCACTGGAGAAGCTGTCCGAGGCATGGGACGAGATGCAGCGCGCCATGCAGCGCCTGCAGGCGGCCGCACCGGACGAGATGACCGAGGCCACCGACGCCGTGGCGCGCGCCCACCGCGCCATGGGGGATGCGGTCTCGCTGCTATGCTACGCAGAGGCAGGCCAGTAGCGCGAGCTAGCTCACCGCCAGCGCCGCCTTCGTCACCGCATCCACGCGCGCCATCCAGCCCTTCCCGAACGTGCTCCAGCCCTCCAGCCCGCGGTAGTAGTCCCGCCGAGCGTCCGCCAGATCGCAGATCAGCACGCGGCGCGGCACGTCCCGGGCGGCGAGCAGGGTCTGCGGCCCGACGACACCATCCACCGGCACCCGCAGCAGGCGCTGGAGCGTCTTGGCGCTGCGAGCTGGCCCCGCGTTCACCCCAAAGTCGAACACCATCAGGTCCACGCCAGGCGGCAGGTCGGCGCAGCGAAGCGGCGTCCAGTAGCGCTGCGCGTAGATCGCCTCCGCCTCGGCGCGGGTCAGGGCGCGCACGTCGGCAGGCGTGACCTCGGCGCCCCGCCAGGACGCCAGGGTGATGTGGGTAATGCCGAGGTTCGTAGCGCCGCCCGGGTCCTTGGCATGGTCCACATAGCCGCCCTCGTGCTCCAGCACCTCGGCGACGCAGGCGGCAAAGCGGGAGGGCGGGAGCGATTTCCTCCCGGGGGGATTTTCGCCGGAAAGTGGCGGAAAACCGCCATCTGCGGGTGATTCCCTCTGGGGCCGACGCAGCCACGCGGCGAGGCTGGTGAGCAGGCTCATTTGCGCAGGACCTGCGCCACCTGGGGAAGCACCTTCTCGGCGCTGCGGCCGATCACGTAGCCGCCCAAGCCGAGCTCCACGATGTCCCACAGGTGGAGCACCTCGGCCTCCGAGATGCCCGGCGCGGACCACCCGACCCAGCGCGCCACGATCAGGGCGGTGAAGGTCAGCATCACGATGGGCCGCCAGCACGCGGCCAGCCAGTGCTCGGACTTGGCCTCGGCCTCCACGATGGCGGACGCCGCCCGCGCTATCTCGCCCGCATTGGCGAGCAGCGCGGCGTTGATCTCGGCCGTCGCCTTGGCCTGCGCGTCGGGGTCGGGGAACACGCGCCGGATCGCGTCGCCGAGGATCGGCACCAGGGTCGGCAGAAGGGCCGCTAGCATCGCTTGGTCTCCTTGCGGCGGCGGGGTGTCTTGCGGGCCGGCTCGTCGTGCGACGGGCCGGGATTGGCGCCGGCAAAGCCCGGCGGGAATGCGCGCTCCGGCACCCGCGCGCCTGGGCCGCTGAGCGTGCTGGCGCTGCCCACGGCCGGCTCGGGACCTTCGAGCAGGTCCCAGACATCGCCGCGGGGCTTCACGCCGCTCTCGCCTTCACGCGGACCCGCGGCTTGCCGGCGATCGCCCGGCCGCGGAACCACGCCACCCCGGCGTTGTCCACCTGGCAGAGCTCCGGGGGCATCAGCACGCCGCCGCGCCACGTCAGCACGGCGAAGCCGGCCTGCCAGTTGGGATCGAGGCCCCGCGTGTACTCGAACTGCCGGCCGCGCGGATCGGCCAGCGTGCCGCACTCCACCGCGTAGATTTGCCCGATCTGCCCGGTGTACGCCCGCAGCGTCAGGCGATGCGTGTCGCCGGTGATGAGGTGCGCGCCGCCGGATTTCATCACGTTGTTCCAGGCCGCGTGCACGCCGGCGTGCCACCGGTGCACCGCCACCAGGGCGCCGTTGATCTCCAGCGACCAGGACATGGCCCAATCGGGGAAGCTGTCGGACAGGCTGGTGCCGAGCACGTCGCGGAAGTCCGGCACGCGCTGCGCCAGGGTGCGGTCGTAGCGCTCATCATGGTTGCCCACGATCCAGACCGGCTTGGCATTCGGCGCCGCCCGCCGCAGCCTGGAGAGGTCATGCTGCACCGCGCCGAGCTCGTCCTCGACCCTCGGCTTCACCTCCCACCCCAGCGGCGGATGCCGGGAGATGGAAGCGCCGTCGAGCATGTCGCCCATGCACAGGAGGTGCGTCGGCTGCAGATCCTCGGCCAGCCGGAGCGCGGCGGCCATGGCCGGCGTGTCGCCGTCCTCGCGCCACTCCACCGGCAGGCAGTGACCATCTCCGAAGGCCAGCGCCACGCCATCCTCTATCTCAAGGAAGGCCCGGCGGGGATAGGCGCAGCGGAACCGCCGCGCCATTTGGGGGTCGGCGGCGTCCAGCATGTGGCCTTGCCTCTCCAGCCTGACACGACGGTAGTGGACATTGCGCACGCTCACGCCGATCCGGGCGGCCACGCGCGCCGGGCTGCCGCCCTCCTCGTCCCAGATGCGGACGAGGTCCTCATCGGAGACGCCGGGGCGGGTCATCACCCTCCCCCTAGGATCTGCCGCACCGCGGCAACCACGGGATTGCCCATCGCCGCCGCGCCCACCAGCGTCAGCAGCAGGGCCATCACCACGTTCAGCCGCAGCATGATGCCCTTGTACCGCTCGGCGCAGACCGCCTCGTGCACGGCCACGTCGCGCTCCAGCTTGCGGAGGCGCTCGTCCTCGTCGCTCATGGCGCCACCTTCAGCGTGCCGGCGTCGCTCCACACATCCCCGCTGCTGAGGCCGGCGGAACTTGTCGGCAAGTTTTCCATCCGGATCTTGCCTTCGTAGAAGTTGACCCGCCCGTCCGTGCCATGCCCGGCCAGGCGCAGATGCGCGTTCGTCGTCGTGGGATACGGGCGCAGCGTCAGCGGGACGGACGCCGAGCGGAAGTACAGGATGGTGCTGCTGCTGTAGTTCGTGCCGCCGGCGCCTACCGTGACGCTCGTGACCGCGCCGCCGCTCACCACCGCGGTCAGCGTCGCACCGCTGCCGGCGCCGGTCGGGTCGTAGGCCGTGACAGTCGGCGCCGTGTCGTAGAGCTGCCCGCCGTCGTCCACCACCGCAGCGGTGATCACGCCGCCAACGATGGTGGGCGTGGCCTTGGCCCGGTGGCCCGACGTCGTGGCGATCAGCATGGTCTCGATGACCGAGCGGGCGCTGCCGGTCGCGATGGCGCCGAAGTTGTCGTTACCGCCGCCGCTGTCGTCGCGCCATGCCTCCAGCCGGTTGCCCTCCAGGCTGCCCGACCACTGCACGCCGACAGCGCCGGCTGCGACATAGAGCCCGTAGCGCTGCGTGATGCCGACGCCCTCGGCCGAGCCGGACTGGCAGCCCGCGAAGGTGATGCGTTCCGCGTTCGCGTCCACATGCACGCCGTCATAGGTGCCGAACAGCTCGCGGCTGTTGCCAAGGACGATCAGCACGGCGAACAGGAAGTCGTCGCCGTCGATGTGCGCGCCGTGCTGGTAGTTGTTCTGGATGACGGTGTTGGCGAAGGCGCCGAGCCGCACGCCATCGGCGATGTAGAGGCCGCTGCTGGACGTGGAGTTGGCGAGGTACGAGCCGCTCACGTAGAAGCCGGACCCGGCCTCGATGCGCATGCCCTCGTAATACGGGTAGTCCACCTCGATATCGACCGCCATCAGGTAGGACGGCGTCTCGGCCGGAAAGGTGCCTCCACCAGCGTTGCGGATCAGCACGCCATAGCTCGGCATGATGATCTTCATGCCCTGGATGGTGACGGTGTGGACGTGGCCCTCCCACAGGAGGCCGATGGGCCGCAACTCGGGGTCGATCGAGGTGTCGGACGAGCACCAGCAGTTGTCGAAGATGATGCCGTCCGACCGCAGCGCAGGTGTGCCGTAGAGGTGCCAGACCGCCTCGCCCGTTGCGGTGGAGGCCCAGCAGTCCCGGAAGGTGCAGACATTGCACTCCTGGACGATGGCGAAGCCGGTGGTGCTGACGGAGCCCACTCGCAGGACGTGAACGCGGAGGGCGTTGCTGATCGAGATGCACCAGCCGCCGGTCTGCCCGGTGCAGCGGAAGTAGACGTTCTCCACGCCGCAGCCGGAGGCGCCGCCGGTGATCGTCACCACGTCAAAGTCGCCGATCGGCCACAGCTCGGTCATGCCGGGCCCGTCGCCGATGAGCCGCTGGCCGTCCTCGCTCAGCGTGAAGCCGCTCTCCAGGCGGTAGGTGCCGGCCGGCGCGTAGACGGTCAGGCCCGTGGCCGCCGCCGCGACGAAGGCCGCCGCGTCGTTGGTGGTGCCGTCCCCGACCGCGCCGTAATCGCGGACATTGGCGACGCCGGTGCCCTCCGCATCGCCGCCATCGACCGGGTCGGCGGTCCAGATGGTGACGCCATCGGCGTCCTGGAGCACCAGCTTGTAGGCGCCGACGCCGGGGAAGATGTCGCCGAAGCGGCCGGCGCTGTCGGCGACTAGCGGGTTCGTGTTCGCAACGGTGAGCCCGGCGTCGGAATAGGTGGTCTTGAGCGTGGAGGTTCCGCTCGCATATGTGTACAGTTTCGCGCCCGGCATGACCTGGCCGTTGGCATCGAAGACCTGTTCACGCGGGAGGAGTATGCGCGTCGCCATGCCGATGACCTTTCGGGAAGCACGGAAAGCCGCGCGACGCGGGGCGTCGGCGGGTGGGTTGGCGTGATGGAGGGCTTCCTTACGTCAGCCCTGATCCTGGCTTTCTGCGTCGCCGGGCTTCACACGATCGCCCAATGGCGGGCGGACCAGGCGAGGGCCGCCGGCGTCCCGTACTGGGACCGGGGGCGTCTCATCGTCGTGGTGGTCGCTGGCGCGCTACTCGGCGCCTGGATGCTGGTCAGCGTGGGGGCGGCGTTGACTGGCCAATGAAGGTGGTGCGGTAGGCCTCGATCGCGTCCCGCAGTTCCGGGTTCGCCTCACCCACCGCCACCAGGCGCGCCAGCGCCCGATCCGCCACCTGCGGGCGCGATGCGATCTGCGGCGTGGCGCTGGTCAGCCAGCGGATGAAGCGCGGATCGGTCATGAGCTGCGCGGCGTAACGGGGCGCAACGATACCCAGCGCCGCCGTGGTCGCCAGCCCCTGCCAATCGCCCTGCGCGACATCCTGCCCCGCTGCCAGCGTGCCGGCGCCCAGCATGCCGACCCTGGCCGTGCCGCTGTAGTTGCGCATGCGCTCCGCGTCGCGGAGGCGCTGCGCCACGCGGACGAAGCGGTCCATTTCCGTGGCCAGCTCACCCGTGCCGGGGCCGCTGAACAGGACGTTGCGCGCGCCCTCGCCGTTCTGGTGCAGCTTGTTCCAGTTGGTGAGGAAGGTGTTGACGCTGAAGCTCTCCCCCGCATTGGCGCCCGCGGTCGGCATGCCCATGCGGTCCAGCACGGTGGACGCCAGGGCATTCCACTCTCCCGGCTGCAGGTTCCGACGTAGGCGCGCCAGTTCCTGCACGTCGGGCTTCCCATTCTGAGGGAATGCCATGTTGAAGACCCGCTCGTCGGTCTTGGCGTCCAGGACCCGCTCGAGCGCCGGCATGTTCTGGGTGCGGTTGAAGCGGGTGTAGCGGTCGGCCAGCCGCAGCGCATTCTCCCGCCACGGATAGGCCGGGTTGCTCACCGCGGCATGCATATCGTCGCTGACCGCGCTGTACAGCCGCTCCAGGTACTCCCGCGTCGCGCTGGGCGGCGCCTGCGCCGAGTTGCGCGGCTCGCCCAGCAGCCGGCCGAGGTCCGTCCGCACGCGCCGCACCGCCTCGAAGCGCAAGCCATCGGGGCCGGCATCGGCCAGCATGGCCTCAATGCGGTTCAGGACCGGCTGCAGCACCGGCGCGCGGCTTTCCGGCGCCTGCCGCAGTTCCGCCAGCGCCGTCTGCCCCACCTGAGCCACGCTCGGCAGTGGAACGCGGGTGTGGCCGGGGATCAGCGCAAAGGCCCGCTCGTAGAGGTCCCGCTGCCGCTCCTCGAACCGCTGCGTCGCGGCCTCCGCCCCCTCGCGGAGCACGCCGCCCACACGGCTCGGGTCGCCGGGCGCGCCGTAGCTCTGCGCCACGCGCCCCACCGACTGTCCAAGCTCCGCGGCCTGCCGCTCGCGCATCGCCGCCATCGGGCCAGCACCGCCAGGCGTCGCCTCCAGCATGCCCTCCAGGAGCTGCATGGCGCGATTGCCGGTGACAGCGCCGGCGGAAGGTGTCACGCCCGCATTGACGAAATCGTTCCGTGCCGCGGCGCCGGTCGGCGGGCCCATGAGCCGTCGCACCGGCCCCGCTACCGCCCGCACGCCGCGCACCGCCATCTCCCCCAGCGGCCCGGCGGCGGCATTCGTGCCCGCCGTCATGGCCGCGTCCAGAAGGCGCTGCCCCGGGCCCCGGCTGTCCTGCGTGTCGTTGGCCGCCTGCGCCGTCAGCGTCACCATCTCGCGGCCCGCCGCGGCGCCCAGGCCCGCGCCCGCCGGCACTGCCAGCAGGCTCGCGCCGCCGGTGGCAGGGATGCCCGCGATCGCCGGCGGTGCGGCCAAGGCAGCGCCGACCGCGCCGCCGGCCAGCTCGCCGATCTCCGGCCCAATGCTGGCCACGTCGCCCCAGTCCAGCCCTGGCGGGTTGTAGAGCGTCGGCCGCCCGGTGCGCGGGTCGGTGAAGACGATGTTGTCGTCGCCGAAGGGCCGCGCATCCGGATAGCTGTTGCGCACCGTGGCGAGACGGTCTGCCGCGGTGGGCGCTGCGCCAGCCGCCGCCCGCACGCCAGCAGGCGCGCCAGTACGGCGGTCCAGGTTGCCTGGTGCCATCTGCTGCGCGGCGGCGCGCACGGCCGCGGTCAGTTGATCCGGCGACAAGCTGTCGGGGAAGGTGACCTGCTGGCCCGCGATGTCCACGACAGGCACGTCAGCCGCCTCCCCCGATCGGGTTGCCGTTGGCATCCTCGACGCGGTTCTTGTCCGGATTCCAGCGCAGTGTCGCGCCACCGCTCGTCTGGCCGCCGGCCTCCGACGACTGCTGCGCCTGCCCGCCATACTGGGCCCGCGCCGATCGCAAGCGCTGGTCCAGCAGCGTCTCGATCTCCTTGATCTGCGCCTCGACGGTCTCCTGGCCGGTGAAAAGGCCTCGGACGGTGGCAGGGTCGGTCAGGGTCCGGCGGATGATGTCCAGGTCGGGGCCGTTCAGGACACCGAGGTTGTAAAGCGCCTCACCCTTGGCCAGCAGCGCAGCGTTGCTCCAGGTGGTGGACAGGCGCGTGGGCATGCCCGCTGCCGCCTGCAGCCTCTCTCCCGGAGAGGCTTCGGCGCGCGCCTCGCGGAAGGTTTGCAGCGCGTCGCGGATGCCCTGCGCCTCCACCTCGATGGAGCGCAGCTTCGAGCGGTCAGCAATGGAAGGGCCGTCCTGCTTGCTCGGCGCAACCTGCTGGACCGTCACGCCACCCGGGGCGCGCGCAGGCGCCGCCGGCGGCGGATCCGCCACCATGCCCGTCTGCCCAACAGGCGCTTGCCCCGTGGGGGCGGCAGGCGCGGGCGGCGCGGCGGCAGGAGCGCCCTGCGCGGGGGCCTGCGTGGGCACGGTGCCCTGCCGCCTCTGCCGCGCCTCGGCCACGAAGGGTGGGATGGCCCCGGGGATCGTGATGAGTTGCCCGTCCTGGTAGATCTGCCGCGGCTGCTGCGCGATCGTCAGCGCCGTCTCGAACTGGCGCTGCTGGTCCGGCGTCAGCGTGCCGGCCGCGTAGCCATCGGCGTTGCGCGTCAGGAATTGCAGCGCCAGGCCCTGCGCCCCGCCGCCGAACATGTTGGTCGCGCTCGCCGGCAGGGGCTGGAACTGGCCGCGGCTGCTGCGCTGGCCGGTGATCTGCCCGCTCTCGTCGCGCACGTCCTGCCAGGTCACGGGCGGCTCGCGGGTGGCCCGCGCCATCTGGATGCGCTGGTTCACGGCTTCCGGCGACAGCGTATCCGCGGCCTCGAGCTGCACCGGGCGGCCCAGGGCGTCCACCGCGAAGGCGCCGCGCACGCCGAACTGTGCCCGCTGCTCCGGGGTCATCGGCTGCACGCGCTGCCGCTCCACCTGCCGCTCCTCAGCCAGCATCGGAGAGGCCATGGCAAAGCCGCGCGTGCCGATCCCGGCAAGCTGCGCCAGCGCCGAGGCGCGTGCCGCCGGGTCCGTCCCGCTCAGCGCCGGCGCCAGCGTCGGCAGCACGGCGGCCATCTTCGCGCGCTCGTCGGCCTCTTGCTGCATCGCCATCTGCTGCAGCCGGCTGCTCTGAAGCTGGTTCGCCAGCAGCAGCGAGCGCCCGAAGTCGGGGTACTGGATCTGGGTGCCGGACATCAGGGCGCTCCCGTCAGGCCGGCGGACCAGAATGGCGCACTTGCCTTCGCGCCGCCCTGGTTCGGCGACAGCGCGTACATCAGGAAGGCGTTGTTCAGGCCGCTGTTCACCGCGTTGGCCCAGCCGGCCGAGCCGCTTGCCTTAGCCTGCCCTGCCGCCATCGCCGCGTTGCCCATGCCCTGCGCCGCGGCCTGCCCGGCTGCCGCGGTCTGGCCGGTCGCCGTCTGGCCGACGCCCGCCAGCGAGGCAAGCCGGTTGGCGTATTCGCCATAGCCCTGCTCGGCCATGCCCTGGCCGTACTGCGTCAGGGCGCGCAGCCGCTGGCCGCTGTTCAGCATCCCGGCCGCGCTGGCGTTCTGGTTGACCGCGCGCAGGCCCTCGTTGAACCGGAACTGGTAGCCCGGCGTCTGATCGAAGGGCTGGTTCGCCTCGCTGGCCAGCCGCCGCAGCGCCGAGGTGCCGACCTCGCGGTACGGCGCGTAGTCCGTGCGCGTCTGGTCGTACATATAGCGCTGCACGTCGGACGCGGCGTTGGCCGCATTCGCCTGCGCCTTGGCGCCGCTGCTGCTGGCCAGTCCGCCGATGATGGACGACCCGATGATCGCCGCGGGGAGTGCCCAGGACATCAGCTTTTCTCCACCTTCACCCGCAGCGTGCCGGTCGCCAGGTCCACCGGCGCCGCGCTGTGATTGATGAACCGAACCACCACCGTATCCGCCGCGGTCACGGCCGCGGTCAGCGACACATCGGCCGTCAGGGCCGAGAAGGACGCGATCGCGAAGTCTCCCACCGCCACCCCGGCCGCCGTCACCGTCACGCCGGCCGACCCGACGGCGGGGATGCTCGGCGGGTCAAGCTCGCTGTCGATCAGCAGCGCCCCGGTCAGCGCGCGGGAGACGGCATCGGCCCAGGAGAACCACGTCCGCGACGCCCGGCGGTCGGTGCCCACCACCGGCGCGTCGTAGGAGGGCCCCGGGACGGTCTTCGTGCGGATCGCCATCAGTCCTGGCCCGCCTCGATCTCAAGGTCCGCGGAGATCAGCGTCGTGTAGACCGGATCAGCCCAGCCCAGGCGGAACACGCGGTCCCGCGCCGCGCCCAGCCGGCGCCACTCCGCGCGGGTGCGGAACTGGCCGAGGGCGCCAAGCGAGGCCCATTTCTCGTTGCTCCATGTCCGGCCGCCGTCGTCGGAATGCTGGAGCCACACCTGCGGGTCGCTCCCCTGCCCCGTCGCCAGCCCCACGCCGGTCTCGAACTCGGCGTTCAGCCGGCTGAAGAATGCCCGGCGCCCCTCGGCGTGGTAGGCCATGCCGGTCGCCTGGCGGATGATCTGCGCGCCGGCCTCGGTCGCCAGCGTCGGGTTCAGCCGGTACAGGTTGCCGCTCACCGGGTCGCCGCAGATGACGCCGCCGGCGTAGGCCGCGCCGAGCCAGCCGCGCCAGTGGCGGAACCCCTCGCTCTCGCGCTCATGCCAGAGCTGCGTCGTCAGGTCGTAGACCCAGGTCGACTGCGCGGAGGGGAAGGTCAGCACGTAATGGACGTGCCCCTCGAGCTCGTAGATCCAGGCCACCGCGTCGGACACGTCCGTGTAGCCGCCGAAGGCCTGCTCGATGGCGTGGGTGGAGATCCGCACCGGCGCGAAGCCATCGGCCCGGTACACCACCCGGTCGTCGCCCAGCCAGCAGACCGCGCCCATGCGCTGCGCCACGGAGGCCGGGGCGGAACACCCGCGCTCGATGAAGGCGCCGCTGACGCGCTGGAACGGGAAGCCGTCGCCGCCGACGTTCTGGAATATCTCGGTCGTGGTCTCGCCGAACAGCCAGAGCTCGGCGCCCACGCGCTCGATGGCCACGATGTTGTCAGGGCTGCGCTCGGCGGAGGCGAAGTCCAGCGCGTCGTAGGTCGCGGCGTCGTCGGCCGAGGAGAGGAAGAACTCCTTGCTGGCCGGCTTCACATGGGCGATGTAGCCGTCCACGAAGGCGCAGCCGACCGAGCCCTCGAAGCCCTCGCTCTCGATCTCGACCACCTCGGACGTGGTGGCGATGAAGCCGCGCTCCGCCTCCGGGACCACGATCACGAGCTGCGTGCCATTGTCGGCCATGCTGACCGGCGTCGCGGTGGACGGCACCTGGCCGATCTCGACGCCGACGCCGTTGGTGTCGACACGCCACACGCTGCCGGCAGACACGACGTAGAGATAGGACCCCATCACCCGCAGGCCCCGCACCGGGCCGCCGCCGAGGGTGCCGAACAGCGACATGCCAGGGGTCGGCACGATCGGGGCGCGCGCCTTCGCGTCTGGCGGCTGCGCCTCGGTCATCAGGTTGATGAGCCGCTGCGCCGACACCGGCAGGGACCGGTGGCGGTACGACTGCACCGAGAATGGAACGCGCATGGCCCGGGCTACAGCGTCCCCAGCAGCGCGACGGAAAGCTCCGGCCGCCCGTCCAGCACGCCGACCGGCGGGGCGATGGCCTCGCTCGCCAGGAAGGCCGCGTAGGCCCACCCGTCCAGCACCCGCAGCGCCGCGCCGGTCGCCGGCAGCAGGGCGCCCACGCGCGCATCCAGCGTGCCGGGCTCTTCGTCCGGGCCGGTCCAGCCCAGGGCGCGCAGCGCGGCCTCCACGTCGGCCGCGGGGCCGCGCCAGTCGTGACGGATCCAGGTCACATCACCCTCCATGGTCACAGCGCCGCCACCGCGGCGGCCAGGTCGGCGTCGGACATCGCATAGGAGTAGGCCCGCGCCGACCCGAACTCCCCGCTCTGCACCAGCGCGCCGCTGTCCGAGTAGCCAAGGCGCAGGGTCGTCAGGCCGCTCGTCGGGCCGCCCGTCACCGCGATGGCGGCCGCGCCGTTGAGGCTCGCCGCGACGCGGCCCGCGCCATCGAAGGCCATGCCGCAGCGGAACAGGGTGGCGTCGGAGATCGAGGCGCCGGTGGCACTCGATGACGCCCCGCCCGTGACGCGGAGCGCCTGGAACGCGCCGGAGGAGTTGCTGCGGATCAGGAAGCGGTTGTTCGCGTCCTGCTCGACCTGGGCAAGCGTCTGGTTGGCGCTCACGCTCGCGTCCACGAGGCTGCAGGCCATCAGGAGCGTGCCGGCACCGGACGGGAACAGGCTCGCGAAGTTGGCGGTCACGAAATCTTGGCCGCGCGTGGACGCTGCGGGAGAGCCCACGGGCGGCAGGATGAGGCTGGAGACGGTGGTGCCCTGCTCGCACTGCGGGCCCATCAGACGCAGCGTGAAATCCACCACGGTCCCGCTGTTGCAACCCCAGCGCAGTACCGGCATGACATAGGCTGTGGAGGCGTTGCTCAACGCCACGGTGCGCGTCAGGCGCGAGAGGGTGCCGGTCGGCGTGACCGTCGCCTTGTTGATCGTGGCGCTGGCGCCGGTTGAGGTGCGCTCGGCCAGGTCGAGCGAGAGCGTGCCGGCCAAGGCACCCGCCACGATCCGGGCGTAGAAGCTGCCCGACCAGGTTTGGCTCATGGCCGCGACGATCTGCTGCGTGCCTTCGAGCTGGAGCAGGAAGTTGTCGGTGCTGATCGCCGCGCTCGCCGTGCCGCTCACCTGCACGTCGATGTAGGCCATCCCGGCCTCTGTCCCGGTGGCGACGATGGCCGCACTGACGCCGGACCCAGGCTGGCTCAGGATCAGGTTCGTGCCTGGATCGCCCGGCGTACCGACGCTGGCGCCCTCGAAGCGCGGGTTGCGGATGCTGTTCGTCCGCTGCGTCTCGATCAGCAGCCGCTGCGCCGCGCCGGTCCACCGCGGCGTGTCGGCCGAGGCGTACTCGACGATCGCGCTGGACGTGTCGGTGCCGGTCGCAACGGTCGAGGTCTGCGCGCGCGTCAGCGTCGCCGAGAACTCGCCCGGCTCGATCAGGGAGGTGTAGGCCAAGCCTCCGCCGCGGCGGGCGTAGACGCCGCTGATGAGGGGCGCGAAGCCGCGACCCTGCCGGACGAACACGCTCACTGCGAGAGGCGCCAGTTCACCGTGCCGGAGGTATAGGCGGAGCAGTTGAGGCGATAGCGGACCTCGCGCTCCGGCTCGTCGATCACCTCGGTCGCGGCGGTGGAAAAGGAGACTGCCGAGCCGAGGTTCGTGCAGTCGATCCAGTTGTCGCCGCCGTCAAACGACCGCTGCAGCTTCACCGTGGCGGTGAAGGTGCCGTAGATGGCCAGGTTGAACTTGCCCGGCCGGGGCTTGAACTCCGCGCCGTTGCCGGTCGCGGTGAAGCTGCCGGTGACGGGCGGGATGAGGCCGAGCTCCACGCCGCCACTGTCGTTCTTTGCCATGTCGGATCCCTCAGTCGCCCAGCAGGGCCATGAGACGGCTGCGCGGCACCTGCCCCGCGTTCATCGCGGCCAGCAGCGCCGGCCCGTAGTAGGAGACGGCCTCGGGGCGGAGCACGAACTCGCCCTCGTGGACCGTGCCGCGGATCGGCTCCAGCACGCCGTCGCCGTCGTCGCCGGTCGGCCCGCCCATGCGCCAGCCATCGCTGCCGGCATCGCCAGCGTCCCCAGGGCCATCGCTGCCGGAGCCGCCATCGCCGGGGCCGCCGTCTCCGGCGTCCGATCCGGCATCACCGGGGCCGTCACTACCCGACCCGCCATCCATGCTGTCGCCGGTGCCGGCGCTCGTGTCGGAACCGTCGTCTGAGCCGGGATCAGTGTCCGCGCCAGAAGACCCGTCCAAGCCACCTGGGTCATCACCGGGCCCGGCCGCACCAACGCCACCGCCCATCTCCTGGCCGCCCGCCAGGCCGCCCGCCATGCCGCCAGGCGTGCCCACGCCGGGCGCGCCAGGCGAGCCCTGCTCCATCGCATCGCCCACGCCCAGGCTGTCGGTGGCGCCGGGGTTGCTGCCCGTCACCGAGTTCGGGTCCATCGTGGCCGTCGCCGGCTCGCCGAACACGCCCAGCGCCTCCATCATGGAGAGCGTCGGCTCCTGGCCGCGATAGGTCGACACCGCCAGGCTGGCCAGCGCCCCCATGGGGTTCGTCGCCACGCTGAAGGCGTTGTTCACCGCCCCCATCACGCCGCTGAAACTCTGGTTGGGGGATGGCGTCGAGGGCGCCGCGCCGGTCGCATCCGTCGCGTCCACCGAGCCCACGCCGACCGAGTTGTCCGCCGCCTGCGCGGCCTGCTGCGCCGCCTGCTGCACGCTCGGGACCGCCACGTTGCCGGCGCCGCTGTTGACCGGAAGCGGCTGCAGCGTCGGCCCGCTCGGACCGGCCGACTGCTGCCCAGGATAGGCAAGCGCCATCAGCCGCGGGCTGTAGGCGCCGAGCGCGTTGGAGAAGCGGGTGGAGTAGGACATGGGTTACGACACCCTCCAGGCCACGCTGCCGCCGGTCACGCGGTAGAGGTAGCCGACTGCGACGCCCGCCGTAGCGGCGGCGGCGTCGTCCGCGTAGGGACCAGGCGGCAGCCACACCGGATGAACTACCTGCGCCGGGGCGTTCGTCACGAGAGCGCCGCCGTGGAAGTGGTTCAGCCCATCGAAGGAGACGGTGTCGGTCGCGTCCGCGATATTGATGTGCTCCGACGTGAACCGGTTCGACGGCGACTGGCTGTAGGTAGCGCCCCACACGCAGGAGCGGAACGTCGCCGCGTTGCTGGACCCGACCACGAGTTGCACGTCCGGGTACGTGTTCGCGGCGGCCTGCCCGTTCAGATAGAAGGTACAGTTGTCGAATAGAACCCGGTACCCGTTCGTCAGGTTGAGTTTCGCCCCGAGCTTGCTGCTGCGGTCAAACATCATGTCGTAGAACATGACCGTCCCGGTCGAGTTCTGGCCGTAGAGGTCCAGACAGCTCTCACCCCCGGTGTATGAGTTGCAGCCGCTGCTGAAAGATGTCTGCCCAACGTCGCGCAGACGGATGTTGTCGCGCAGCGCCAATCCGAAGTTGCTTGCGGTGAAGTGGCAGTCGGCGACGTTGGACAGCGATAGGCAGTCCTGGCCGCAATACGTGATGTGCAGCCGATCGCCGCTCACCGGAACTTCGCTGGAGTAGATACCGTCACCGCTGAAGTTGTAAATCTGCACATCCCGCAGCAGCACGTAGTGCCGCACCGGGTTGGTGTCGGCCTCCGCGATGTCCATGGCAGACCGGCTCGTGCCGCCCGACGCGCGCGAGCGCCCGCGCAACCGGATGCCGTCGATCTGGAGCACGCCGGACGGCCACCCGTCGTTCACCCAATTGTAGCCGTTGTGCGCCACCCGGACGTTGAAGAACGGTTGCGTCTCCGTGATCGGCTGCACGAACTCGCAGATGTTCGAACCGGCGCCAAGAAGGTACATCGGCCGGCGGATATAGAGGCGCGTCGCCAGGTACTGCCCAGGCGGCACATAGCCCGTGGCGCCGAGACCCGACGCACCCATGAGGCCCGCCAGGTAGTCCAGCCACGCCTGGATCGCAGCGGTGTCGTCGGTCGTGTTGTCGCCGACGGCGCCGAAGTCCTTGAGGCTGACGACCTCGCGGAGCCTATTCTCCACGGTGCGCGCCGCCGCGCCAGTGCCGGACTGCGTGAAGCTGCTGTCCGCAGCGGTCAGCGTGACGTCGCCGGTGCGCCCCGCCACGCTCTGCACTGGGGCGGCGGTTGACGCGTCATGCTCGCTCAGCGCCCGCTCGCGCGCAAATGCCTGGTTGAGCTGCGACGCCTTCAGCAGCCGGCGCGCGCGGAACTGCAACTCGGTCACGCCAGCGCCTCCTCGTCCGTGTCGCCCTCGTCGAGCGTCAGCGTCTCGTCTTCCAGGTACGGCTCCAGGCTCACCGGCCCGCCCGCGGTCGGCGTGCGCGTCTGGCGGCGCATCTCGCGCTCTGCCTCGTTCGCCCGAGCCTCGATCAGCGGGATCCGCGCCGCCGGCAGGCCGAAGGTCGGCGCCAGCAGCCGCGCGCCCATCACCGCGTAGGGCCGCGCCGCGAACAGCGGCACCAGCTCCACCGGCCACTCCAGGTCCTGCCGATTCGCGAGGCCCTTGCCCCGCAGCGTCTCGTGCACCTCGGCCAGCGCATCCCGCACCAGCACGTCATCGGCGGCGCGCGCCGTCTCGCCCTCGGCCAGCACGCCGAGCTCCCGCAGCACCATGGCGCGCAGGGTGGCCCAGTCCGCCGCCTGGTAGCCGTAGAGCGTCAGCGTGATCGCGCCGGCCGCGAAGGTCGTGGCCGCGGCCGTGCAGGTCAGCCTGACCGCAGTCGCGGTGCTGTAGCGGTGAAAGTCCTCGGGCTCGATCTCGACCGTCTCGGTCCCGGCCTCGCGGGCCACCACCACGTCGGCGGCGTATCGGTCCGCATCGGCCGCATCGCCTGCGTCGAAGGTGATGGTCCCGGCGGTGGCGCTGTCGAGCTGGTCGGACAGCACCTCCACCACGCCGATCACGGACCGCGCCGGCATGGTGATGGAGCAGTAGGTGGCGCCGACGGTCGGCGCGGCGGAAACCGACGCGCTCGCCGTGCGGATGTCAAACCCGGCGGGTGCGGCCACGGCGCTTCGGCTCCACATCGGGGGAGGAGACGGGGGCCGTGACAGCCCCCGCCGGTTCGTCGTGCACCTCGGAGAAGAAGCGGTTGCGCCGGAGCGCCTCGGCAAAGGCGGCGTCTGCCACCTCCGCCGGCACGCCCACCCGGAAGCGGACGCCGAGCCAGGTCAGCTCGTCCACGCCGCACTCCGGGCCGCCGAGGAACACGAACGCGGCCACAGGGTCAGAACTCGACCGCGTAGAGGACCGTGACGGTGATCGTGCCGGCAGCCGCCGTCGCCGCAGCGGTGGCGATGGTGCCGTAGATCAGCGTCTCGGCCGTGTAGGCCGTATGCGCGGCCAGCGTCGCCGCGGAGCCCGCCACATTGCCCGCACGGATGGTGCCGGCGCCCTGGCCGACCGTCGCCCCGTCGATGAAGCGGTCGGTGTCGCCGCTGTCGCCAACGTCGATGACCAGGGTCGGGGTGCCGTTGGTGTCCATGTCCGTCGCGGACAGGATGATGTCGAGCACCCGCGCGCCCTTGGGCAGGCGGCAGATGTCGAAGGTGTCGTTGAGGTCCAGATCCGTCGTCGCCATGGTGATGACGTTGGTCTTCTGGGCCACGTACTGGGCCAGCGGCCGGAACGCGTTGGCGGTCGAGCCGGTGGTGAGGCTGTAGGTCGGCATCGGTCATGTCCTCCGATCACGCATCGGCCGGAGCGGCGAAGAACCCGGTCACGAGGCCGTTGTCCTTCGGGGTGGTGGTGTCGCTGGAGCCCGAGCCGAACATCAGCTTGCGGACGCCGCGGATCTCCTCGATCGCCACGCCGAACTTGTCGCCGTAGTCGAACTCCTCGGTCCGCGAGGTGGTGCGCTTGGCCCAGGCCAGGCCCACCGCCTGCGTGCCGCAGAGGTAGACCGGCTCCACGTCCGCGCTGGAGGCGCCGACGCCGGACAGGACGGCGATGTCGTCCACCAGCTTGAAGACGAGGCCGTCATAGTGCAGGTCGGCGCCGGTGATCAGCGGGTTGTCCATGCCGCGCTGCATGGCGTCCTTGTTGATCGTCTCCAGCGATGTCTGCAGGTCGCGGAAGCAGCGGGGGCCGACGAAGACCACATAGGCCCGCTTGCCGGCCTCGCCCACCTCGATCGGCGCGACCTTCGGGTTGGCGGCCAGCGCGATCCGCTTCATCTGCCGCGCGGCGGCGGCGGTGAAGCGGTCGTTGGTGGTGTCCAGCGTCGCCAGCGCCGTCGCGAAGACGTTGGACGAGGCGTTGGCGATGGCGGCGCCGAACAGCACGCGGTCGCTGTTGTTGGTCAGCCAGGTGTTGCGCTCGGAGGCGCTCGACGTGGCATAGGTCTTGCCATCCGTGGTGAAGGAGCCCAGCGCATCGATGATGTTGTTGCGCAGCTTCTCCATCGCCCAGGTCTTCAGCACCGCGCGGGCCGCGTTGCGCAGCGGGATGGCGGAGCGCTGCTCCTCCATCTCGGCCACACGCACGCCGTGGCGGAGCTTGTCGACGTACAGGCGGAACGAGCGGGACGACAGGTCCTCCTCGTTGCCTTCCAGCGAGTTGCTGCCGGTGACGCCCTCGTTGCGGAGGCGGTTGACCAGCGCGTAGGTGACGCTGTCGCCCGACTTCTTCGTCAGGTCTTCCTTGACCTGGATGATGTCGGTCTCGCCGGTGCCCATGTACGGGCGGAACAGGCTCTCCTGGGTGTACTCCTCGAAGAACTTGCTGTCCCAGACCTGCGGGGTAAGCCCCGAGGCTGCGTAGGTGTCGGCCATGGCCGTATGCCCCTATGGGGCGCGCCTCAGCGAGGTCGGCGCCCAAAGAGTTGCTGGGTTGACGGAGGCCCCGCCCAACCCGGGCCGCTGCGCGGCGCGGTGTTGCGGGCTCCCGCCAGGCTCACGGGCAGGTTCGGGGGCGCGGACGGAGCGGGCTGTGGTGCGGCAGCGGCCGACATGCGTTCCTGCAGCCTGCGCTCCACCTCGGCGTTGATGTACGCCTCGGGGTCGCTGTGCTGCTGCATGACAGGCGTCCAGCGGTTCGCCGCGAGGAGCTGCCGCCCCGCCTGCAAGGCCCACATGGCCGGCGCAGGATGGGTGCGGAGCATCTTCGCGACTTCCGCACGGGCGTCCGGCGAGGTCGCGGCGAAGGCCTCAAGGGCCCGCTCCGCTTCCTCGTAATCCGGCTCCTTGCGGGCCACCGCCTCGGACAGCGCCAGGCGCGTCTGGAACATGCGCTCCTCGGCCTCGTTCACGGCCTGCTCGCGCACGCCCTTCACGAAGGCCTCGGGGTCAGCCCAGAAGTCCTGCGGTGCCTGCTGCTGCGGCTGCTGCGGCGGCGCTTGTGGCGCCGGGCGCGGCTGGCGCGTCAGCGCTTCGAGCTGCTGGCGGAGGTAGGTCGTCTCCGCCTCGGCTCGCTGCCTCTTCGCACGCTCGTCCTTCAGCGCGGCGATGGGAGCATTCTGGGGCTCGTGCTTCTCCGGCGGCGGCCCGGCCTGCTGCTCGCCTTGCTTCGGCGCGAACCGGCCTGCGTCGTCGCGCGGGCGGTCCTGCTTCTGCTCGGCGGGCGGCTTATCGCCCGTTTCCGGCGGAGCTGGCGGCGGTGCCTGCGGCTCGGGCTGCCCACCCGTGGCTTTCGGCTCCGGCGCCGTCTCGCGACGGCCAAACACGTCCTCGATCGTCGGGGGCGCGAAGCCACCGCCGTTGTCCTGCTCGCTCATGTTCCACGCTGTCTCGCCCAGTTAAAGCCTGGCGGCGGCCCCGACCTGGTTCGCCAGTCGGCAGCGGATCGACCGTTAGCCCGTCGTCGGCCTGAAACGACAAAGGGCGCCCGGAGGCGCCCCTTGCCGCGAACACCGATCCCGCAGAGCGGGAGTGCGGCCCTTAGGCCGGCATCTGCTTCGTCATCTTCGCTGCGACTGCGCGGCTGTCTTCGCCTTCCAGCGCCTTGCGCACGCGCTCGGCTGTGTGCTCGTTGTCGAACTCGCCGATGGTCTCAACGCCAGCTTGGTACGGGCCGACCTCATGCCACCGCGTCACGACGTACCGAACCACCGGGCGCACCCGGTATTCTACAACCTCTGCCATGTCTGCTGCCCCCGCAGGGGCTCCCTGCCGCGCCCGCCCTATGCGGGAACGGGTACCTGCATCGGCTGCGAAGCCCGCACGGCCTGGCTCAGAATGTCCGCGGTCGCGCGGTTGCGCTCGATCCCCACGCGCTCCGCCTCAAGCCCGATCTCGGCCTGGTCCCGCTGCGCCTTGCGCTCCACCTCGGCCATGCGCGGGTCGGGCCCGCCGCTCTGCGCCTGGGCCTGCGCCTTCTGCGCGGCCTCCATGCGCTCAAGGATCTGGTCCTTGTTCCGCAGGCTCGACGCCCGGATGATCTCCTGCGGCGGCAGCGGCACGCCGGCCTTAGCCAGGTCCGCCAGCGTCTGGAACTGCTCCTGCTGGAGCGTCACCACGTCTGGCATCTCGTCGACCACGATGTCGACGGTCAGCTCCTTCACGTCATTCTCGACGCGCAGCACCGTCTGCAGCCGCGGATCGCCGGGCATGATGCCCATCTGCGCCGCGATCTGCTCCGCCTGCTCGGGCGGCATGTTGTCAAGCTCCATGCCCAGCGTGATCGGCTGGTTCAGCCCCACGAAGCGCAGGTTGCGCTCGTCGTCGGTGACGCGGATCCACTTCTCGGCGGTCCAGAACTGCCGGATGCGGTTCCAGATCGCCCGATAGACGCGCTTCTTCCAGGACCGGTGGGCGTCGAGCAGCGTGCCGGCCTCGATCACGCCGCCCTGCTGGCTCAGCGCGATGGCCCGGCCGCTCGCCGTGCCCTGCTGCTTGCCCTGCATGGTGGCGTTCGGGCCCATGGTGGCCATGAACGCCTTGGCTTCCTGGAGCAACTGCGCCTGGCCGGTGGCGAGGTCCGCGGTCGGCTGGATGTCGAAGCGCATGCCGGGCGCCACCTCGAGGTAGCCGTCAGGCTTGGCGATCTCGCGCCGCGCCGCGTCCACGTCCCGCACCGCGCCCTGCTCGGCGATGACCTGCCGCACGCTCAGCAGGTGCAGCGCCTTCTGGTGCCGCTTGTTGATCTCGTCCTGCGGGTCGATCAGGTCCTTGACCATGCCGTACCGGTTGTTGTCCCGGTCGACGTAGGCGCTCTGGAAGATCAGCGAGCACTCGGGCTGGTCATCGTCGTCCAGGTACGGGCTCGGCTGGAACTCGTCCAGGAACCCGCCCTTGGTGTAGGTGGCGAACATCCAGCCGTCGCGGGTCCGGACGTAGATCTGCGCCACCCGCACGCGCTTGCGCTTACCGTCGCCCCAGACGGTGTACTTCGGCCGGTCGTCGTAGGTGTCGCCCTGGCCGGCGCCCGTGGCGTAGCTGACCTGGATGGCCTCGTCCGCGTCCGGCCACCGGGCAAGGATGTCGTCCTCATCCAGCCAGGTCACGCCGCCAAGGTACTTGGCGTCCGAGAAGTCCGGCCGCGCCGAGTGCGGGTCCCAGAACATCCGGTCCCAGGCCATGCGCTTCAGCACGACGCGCACCTCGCCATCAGGCCCAGGCTCGGCACACACGTCCACGCCGCCGGCGCCCTCGATCAGCAGGTTCTCCCAGACGCTGGAAGCGACGGCCGGGAACTCCTGATCGTCGCACACGTAGCGGATCGCGTCGGTCGCGGCCTCGGCCCCGCCCTCCTCGTTCGGCGTGCGCGGATAGGCCTTCGGGTCCTGCCGGGCCTGCTTCTCCAGCCCCTGCATGTAGTCAACTTTGGGCCGGATCATGTTGAAGGTCACGGCCGGCTGCTTGCGGGCCTCCAGCGCGGCCTTCTCGGCGGCCGAGAGTTGCTTGTTGTCGTAGTAGTCGCGGCAGAGCTCGGACTTGGCGCGCGCGTCCGCCGTCGCTTCCTCTGCATCCTCGAAGTAGCTGCAGAGGGTGGCCAGCCAGTCGCTCTGGCTGTCCGCGGCGGGGGTCATGGGGCCTCTTGTGCGCCGAGCACGGCGCCGTAGTGCGCCCGGAAGAAGTCAACCAGGGCGCCGGGCTTGGACAATCTGGCCATGCTGTCAGCGCCCACGGCGAGCGCGAACGCGGCTTGACCGCGCTCCAATCGGATGCCGAGCCACCGGCCGAAGTTGAACACCTCTACCAGCGCGCGGTCGGCGCCCAGCGACTTGGCAACAGCATTGGCGTGGGCTGAGAACTCTGCTTCGGTCATCAGGCCACCCTCCAATTGTCCGCGTCGTCGCGGTCACGCCGCGCCCAGCGGTCACGCTGCTGCGGCACCTGCGGGCGCTGGGGCGCCGCCGGCACCATCACGTCCAGCAGCTGACCCACGAGGCCGAGCGCATCGACCTGGTCGTCATGCTTGCCCGCGGGGAATGATAGCAACTCGGCTTCAAGATCGGCTCGCCAGGCGGCGGATGCGGGAATGTGCAGACCGTCCAGTGCCATGCGTCCCCGGATGGATTGAGCGCGGACGCTCTTGTCTCCCCGTGTGGGGAACTGACGCCGTGCGATGTAGGCCTGTCGCTCACGCATCCGCCTTTCAAGGAACGGCCCGACGCCGGCCCGGATCTGGCCGGTCTCCTCGGCCCATCCGATCGGTCGCCAGGCCCGCACCAGATCGCAGAAGGCCTCGACCCACACGCTGCTGTCCGTCTGGCCGCGCCAGAGGTCCAGCAGCCAGAGCCGCCCGTCGCTGTCCATGCCGACCACGACGTGCACCGTGTAGTCGCCACCCGCGTCCGTCACCGCGTAGTCGCTGGCGCCGTAGATGCGCAGGCTCTCCTTCGGCGGCACGGTTGCCACCGGACGGAGCCATTCACGCTGGAAATAGTTGCCCGTGTCCGGCGCGGGGCGCTGCTGGTAGAGCGCGGCCCAGGTACGGCTGTCCCGCCGCGCCTCGGCCCGCATCGTGTCCGTGAACCACTCAGGCCACAGCGGCTCGCCCGCGGCCCGCCCGAGCGGATCGCCAGGCTCTGCCTCCATCGGCAGGCTCAACACCGTCCAGGGGTGCCCACCAGTGGCCGCGTCGTCCAGGATGCGCCCGCCGAGGTCGTCCTCGTGCCAGCGTGTCATCACCAGCGCCACACGGCCGCCGGGCTTCAGGCGGGTCAGGAAGTCGGCCCGCCACCAGTCCCATGCCCGGTCGCGCATCGTGGCGCTGTCCGCGTCCTCGCGGGACTTCACCGGGTCGTCGATCACCGCCAGATCGGCGCGCCGGCCCGTGATGGAGCCGCCCACGCCCGCCGCGAAGTACTCGCCCCCGGCGCTCGTCTCCCACCGCCCTGCGGCGGCGCTGTCGGCCGAGAGGCCATAGCCCAGCGCCGCGCTGTGCTCGGAGACAAGGTTGCGCACCTTGCGGCCGAAGCGCTCCGCCAGCTCGGCGGTGTGACTCGCCGCGATCATCGTCTTGCCCGGGTTCTGGGCGAAGAACCAGGCCGGAAACAGGACGCTCGTGTACGTGCTCTTGGCGCTGCCCGGCGGCATGGCCACCATCAGGCGGTCAATCTCGCCGCGGGCCAACGCCTCGAGGTGTTCGATCAGCAGCAGATGGTGCGGCGCCGGCTCCAGGCCCTGCCCAGCCAGCGCGTACCGGCACCACTCCGCCAGAGAGCGCCTAATCGCCCTCCGCTTCAGCAGCAGCGCCGCTGCCTGCGAGGGCGATAGCTGCAAGTTCCGCATCCGTCGCCTTGTCGGGGTTGATGGCGATGCCGCCCGAGTGCTGCACCTGCGCCAGCCTCGGATGGCAGTAGGGCAGCGCCGCAATCGCCGCCTGGAGCTGCGAGCTCGGCAGCGCTGCCTCGCCCCGCGCGTGCCCCAGCACCATCTCCAGCGGCGACTTGCCGGTCTCGACCGCCAGCACCTGCCCCTTACGCGCCAGATCCCGCCGGCTCATCCGCTGGTATCCATCCCTCAGCCGGGCCGCGCTGCCATTGCCAAGCCCGCCGTCGTACTGCCGAGGGCTACGAGCGAAGCCCTTCGGCCCGTCGTCCGCCTCGATCAGCACCGCCAGGCCCTCAGAACGCAAAACGCCCCCAACCGCTGGACGCAGTGGGGGCGCATGGTGACTTTGGGGATTTCAACCGCCGGTGTCAAGGTCATTTCTGGTCCAGGATTGCTGACGCGATGCGCGATAGGCTGGTGTCCAGCACCATCAACGCTCCAACGGCGGCGCACGCCCACCAAATGTCGGCTGCTGACCACACCCCACCGAAGACCGTGACAAGACCCGCGGTGCTCTGCAGGCATGTCAGGACTGGGTTGATGGCGTAGGGCAGCGCCCGCGCCTCCTGCCGGGTGCTCATTCCCATCACTCCGCCAGCTTCAGATGGTCCGCGATCTTATCCAACCCCCGCCGTAGCAGGAGCAAGGCCCCGCACATCGTCGGCCACTCGGAGCTCGCCACGAGCGCGATGGCATGCCGCGTGCCGGCCGGCGCCTGGATCAGCAGGTGGTGGTATTCCCGCTTCGCCCGGGCCTGCAGCTCCGCCTCATCGTCGGACACGTCGCCAGAGCCCCGCCGTTGGCCGTAGGAGCCCGTCACGCGCTCGGGTGGGCGCCAGGTGCGGTAGCGCCGCTCCAGGGCCTCCAGCGCCTCGCATTGGCGCTCTGTGAGCAGGGCGTGGGTTCGGTAGTGATCGAGCGGCGAGCTGTCGCCCATCTCGCGGCGGGTGACGCCGGCGGCGATGGTCTCGACGGTGCGGGACGGGCGGGCGAGCATGGCAGGCCCGGCGGCGCCGTGGTCGGAGTGGGCGCGCGGCTTAGCGGACATTGGGCGTCTCCTGCGGCCAGGCGGCCTGGATCAGCTCGGCGAGCCGCTGCGCATCGGCCGGCGGCAGCGTCGTCTGCATCGCGGTACCACGGTGGTCCTGCATCGTGATGATCAGGCCGTCCGTGATGGCGTAGGCGGTCAGGGTCATGCTCCCGGTCCCGTCTCGGAACCTGCGCGAGCCGTGCCAGAGGGGGACTGCGGTCACCTGTGGTTCTCCAGCGTGTCCCATCCGGCCGGCGCGGGGCGGGTGTCGCTTACGCCGCGCTCGACAAGCACAAACTCCTGACACGCCTTCTCGACCGTCACCGCCACGAAGCGCGGGACGCTGGAGACAACAAAGGTCGGCGCTTCCGCCCGTGCCCGCGCCATCCGATCATCCAGCGTCATGCTGAGCCTCCACCTGCCGCTCGCGCTGCCAGCAGGATCTTGGCCAACCCGCGGACGGACGAGCCCTCGTCTTGGGCCTCCCGCTCGATTGCGGGCCAGTCGAACGTCACCTCGTCCGTATTGGCGCGGTACTTCGCGAGAGCGCAGGTCGCCCGGCTGACGATCCGCCACTCCGGCTCCACCGTAGTCCACGTCGCCTCAATGATCTCGCTCACGCTCCCCTCCCCTCCACCCGTGCCCACACCTCTGCGCTGACGTGCAGGACGTGCGTGCGCAGGGTGAGCGTGCGCCACCCGTCCGGCCCGAGCTCCACGTAGGCGCCGCGGTCGAGGTACTGCTGCGCGCGGGCCTCTGCGCTGGCGGCGGGGGCGAGGGCCGCGATCACCGCCCTGCCCTCCACCGCTTGCGCCGCGGGGTCATGCCACCGCTCCCACGAACAGATCCGCCTGGCGCTGGGCTTGCTCGATGCGGCGACAGGCCGTGTCGAAGTAGCGGGGCTCGATCTCGATGCCGACGAAGGCATGGCCCATGGTGACGGCGGCCACCCCCGTCGTGCCGCTGCCCATGTAGGGGTCGAGCACGGCACCCCAGGCCGGCACCCTGGCTTGCTCGATGCTCCACTTCATCAGCGGCACTGGCTTCTCTGTCGGGTGGTGCTTCTCGACGCTCTGAAGCGGCGCGCGCCCACTCCAGCGCCGCACCGCGCCATCCCGGTTGCTCCATGCCAGTTCACAGTCGGCCAGGGAGAAGCCGGGCGGGTTCAGCTTGTCCCACACAAGCCAGCCCCGGGCCGGCGGAAGATTGAAGTAGTTACCTCCCCACAGCACAGCGGGGATCTGCCATTGCAGAACCCACGTTGGATCGGCCGCCTCGTCGTCCCACGCTGCCTCTGGCCAGACCTCTCGATCGCGGATGCGGCTATGGGCGCCGGCTTTGGCCGCCTTGATCCCATACGGCGGATCGCTGATCACCGCCGCCGGCCGATCGAGCGTCGGCGCGATCTCCCGGCAGTCGCCCAGGTACAGCGTGGCGAGGCCGATGCGCTCCACCCTCACCGGTTCCCCCTCCACCGCTTGCGCCGCTTCCCCTTGGCGACGCGGTCGAGCCGCCGCGACAGCTCGCCGGGCGGGAGGTCCAGGGGGCCGGGGGTGGCGTCACTCGGGAGCAGGTCCGGCTGCGCCATTTCTGCGCCATTCACCGCGCCATTCACCCCCTCGGGGCGGCAGGCTGCGCCATGCTCAGTCGCCATTCCCCCCAGCCTTTGGCTGGGGGAATGGCGCAATGGCGCAAGCCGCCCCTCGGCGGCCCCGATCTGCGCCATTTCCGCGCCATTGTTGCGCCATTCACGGGTCATCGGCCGGGCCTCTTGGAGGGGTTCACGACCAGCCCGGAGCGCTCCTTGCGCTGCACCGGGTCGAAGTAGGGAGCCTCTTCGACCAGGCCATTGCGTGCCCAGGTGTCGATCACCTTGGCGGCTTGCTCGTCGTTCAGGTCGAACATGTCCGTCAGCACCCGGCCGGCCCAGCGGTTGGCGGACTTGCCGGTGCGGCTGCGGGTGTAGCGCTGGCCGGCGCCGGGGCCGTCCTGGATGGCGTCGAGGGCGCGGTTGCAGTCCTCGTCGGAGAGCTGCTTCCAGATGCTGGGGGGCTCCCAGGCCTCGATGGCCTGCACGTTGTCGCCGTTCGGGTAGTCGGGGGAGCCGTTGCCGAGGGCGATGCTGGCCAGGCGGAACCACCGGGCCTTGTCGGCGGCGGGAGCGAGGTTGGCCTTGCCGTCGTCCAGGCGGACATGGCGGCGGCGATCCTGCTCCGAGATGCCGAACTCCTTGGCCTCCTCGGCGCTCATGGCCGTCAGGGTGAAGCCGGCGCGGCTGGCGCCGATCAGGGACGATGCGCCGCGGCTGCTGTCCATGTCGCCGGCGGTGGCGCCCTTGCGGGTGTGGTGCACCAGCAGGACCGCGCATCCGGCCTGCTCGGCGATCTCCGCCCAGGCGCGGGCCGCGGCGTTGATGTGGGGGTTGCTGTTCTCTTCGAGCTCGTGGCTGTTGACGAAGGGGTCAACCGTCACCAGGCCGATCTTGTTCTCCCGGACTGCCTTCACCAGCGCGTCCTTGTCCGGGTAGGTGACCGTCATGCCGTCGGTGTCGAGGGCGGCCACCACCAGGCGCCGGTCGCGGCCGTTGATGGTGAAGATGCGCCCGGCCAGGTCCTGCTCGCTCAGCCGGTGCCGCATCATGCAGGCGGCCGCGCGGCGATCGAACTCGTCCTCGGGGTCCTCGAGGCTGCAGAACAGCACGTTGGCCCGGTGGTGGACGTGGTCGCCGATCAGGCTCTTGCCGCTGGCCAGGGCGCAGCCCACGGCAACGGCCCACGCGGTTTTGCCGACGCCGCCGGGGGCCACCAGCGTGGTGACGTAGCGGCGTACCAGCGCAGTCCCGTAGAGCCATTCGCGCGGCGGGATGGCGGCGCCCAGGCGCAAGCTGGCTGGCCGCACGGTCAGCGGGTTGTTGTTGTTCGCCACCACCGTCAGGCCAGGGGCCGGAGGGCGGAGGCGAGTCCAGGCGTCGAAGACACTATCCGACACGGCGCCGCTTCCCCCGGGTTCGGAGCCGCCAGGCCATCTCGCCCGCGACCAGCTCCTTGATCTCTCGCCACAGGAAGGGCTCACCCCTCTCCCGGTTGATCTGCTCGGCCGCGGCGAGGATCGCCTGCGGCTCGGCCCATTCGGACAGCAGCCCGGCAATGCCGCGCTTGATCTCGGCAGCCGCTCTGTCGCGCGTGCTCTCCCAGTGGAGAGCCGCGTCCATGACGTGCCAGGAGAGGCGGGCCTGCAGTCCGCTCTGGTCGCCCGCGTAGCCGGCCTTGAGAGCGGCATCGAGCAGCGCCCGCACGGCGTCCTCGTGCGCAACCACGCCCTGCGCGAGCAGCTTGCCGAAGCGCGCGGCCGCGGCTGTCTGGATCGGAGGGTCGAGGGGATGCGCGAAGGCCATGGCTACGCCACCACCTCCGCCGCGCGGCACGCCGCCACGGCCTCGTCCTGGCTGGTGACGGTGAAGACCTGCGCGCCGCGGCGCCGGATCTCCTCATGGCACTCGATCTGCCGGACCGAGAGCCGGCCGGTGCCAGGCGCCTTGACCTCGAGGAAGCACACGCGCCCCTGCCCGATCACGACCAGGTCCGGGAAGCCGGGGCGCATCCCCTCCCCCTTCAGGCGCTGCCCGGCGCGCTCGCTGCGCAGCCCGGCATTGGGGACGTGCACGGCCAGCGCGCCCATGAGGCGCAGGCGGTCGATGATGGCGCGCTGGACCTGCGCCTCGGTCGGGCGCTTGGCCGCGCGCCCGAGCAGGTCGATCTCGGCGCGGACGGAGAGGCGGTGGTCAACCAGCATCACTTCGCCCCCGGCCGCCGCTTGCCTGCCATGACGATCGGCATGGCGTCGCCGACGCCCTTGGCCGCGCTCTGCCACAGCTCTCGGCACTCGGGCGCAATGCGCTCGCCGCGGTGCCGGGACAGGAACATCTGCCCGCAGCCGCAGAGGCAGCGACGCCGGCCGCTCTCGCCGGTCGCCATCGCCCGCGCGATCTCGGCGTCCTCGGCCTTGCGCTTCAGCAGCGCCCAGCGCAGCCCGACGGCGTCAGACGTGCGCCCGAGGCGCGCGCCGATCTCCTTGTTCGTCCGGTTGTCCTCCCGCATCTGGCGCAGGATGTTGTCCTCGCGCTGGGACCACTTGGTCCCGCAGCCTCCCAAAGAAACGGCCTCGGCAGCGCGAGCCACCGAGGCCGAGTTGTGCTGCTGCGCCATGCGCACCGGCGGGCACGCAGCAGCAGGACCGCAGGGAGGAAGGCCCGCCGGAATGTGGGAGGAGGCGCTCATCAGACGCCTCCCGGGGGAATGTATACGCAGTAGACGTACCCGGTGCTCGACACGCAGGCGTGGCGGTCGCTGTCACCGGAGACGCGGATGCGCGGGTCGCCGTGCGGGATGAACGCGTCCACCGACACCCGGGCCAGCTTGTGTGCCCCGACCGGCAGCACGACGCGGTAGCCGCCCTGCACCTCACGCACCGCGCCATCGGGCGCCGGCGCGCAGTCGCGCATGTCGCAGCACTCGCGGTCATACTCCCACCCTGCCGGCGCCTGGTGGGCCGCGGCCGGGAGAGCGAGCAGCGCGCCGATGGCGGCGAGGGTGCGGACGGCGCTCATTCGGCGTCGTGCCTCATCTCGCACCAGCGCACGGCTGCGGCGAGGTAGCCGGCGCCGAGCAGGACGCAGCCCAGGGCGAGAAGCGCGGTCATGGGCGCACCGGCCCGGCGTCGTTGGCCGCCTGCAGGATCTGCTTCTGCAGGAAGTACGCCTCGTTCCAGAAGCGCCCGCCGACCCGCTGGACGCGGTGCGCCAGATCGTTCAGCGCCTCGGCGCCGTCGTTCAGGCGGGCTCCGCTAGCCGACATCCGGTTGGCCAGCCATCGGATACGACGCCCCGAGACGTACAGGGCCTTCGCCTGCATCTTGAGCCGAGCGATCTTCAGCATGTCGGGTCCTCATCCGGGCGCGCACTGCTTCGATGTTCGCCCGCGTTGCCGCGTACTCGCGGTCTGCCTGTTCCTGTGCCTGACGCATGGCGAGGGCGATGCGGCGGATCCGCTCGCCCTCCTCCCACTCGATGGTGAGCCTTTCGCCCCACCACACGCTCTCGACCTTGCGGACGGAGATGGCGAAGCGGCGGGCGACCTCGGCCACGGCGGCCTTGACCGAGCCGTGCCGGGCGCGAGCGCGCTGCACGCCATGGCGCAGCGCGTCGTAGGGCGAGAGGGCATCAGCGCCGCTCATCGCCGGCCCCGGTATTTCGGGTGACATGCCCAACATGTCGGGTCCTCCCCTGCGCATGATCCCAACCAGCGACGGAGGGGGTTGCGCAGTGGAGGGGCTGGAGGACCCGATCGAGGACAGCGAGACGACGCAGAGCAGCGCCGGAGGGGTGGAGCCCTCCGGCCTGCTGCTGCCTGCTGTGCTGATCGTGGCGAGCTGGGCCGCGACCCTGGCCTGGGTGGTGTGGCAGGCGTGGTGACCGCATCTCAGGCGGCCTCCACCGGCTCGGCGTCGTACCCAGCGGCAAGCGCGGCCTTGTCGATGCCAGCAATGCCGCAGCGCCGCGCGGCCTCCTCGACCTCGCGCCAGCGCTTCGGCGGGATGCCGTTGCGCTGCCACCGCCAGATGACGGAGGGGTCGCGCCGCAGCGCGGCGGCCAGGGTCCGATAGCCGCCTAGGGCGGCGATGATCTCCGGGTGCGTCACGCCGGAACGGTACCACAGCAATTGCCGCATCTGCAATGCCAATGCTGCAATCTGAGGAATACCGCGAGTGGCAATGGAAGGGCAGATTATCGGCCATGCCGAAGCGGCCTGATTTGAACCCTGGGGATACGGAGCGGATGCGCCGAATGGCGCGCCGACTTCGCCTATTGCGCGAAATCCTCACCCCGTCGCAAGTCGAGGGTGCAGAGGCGGCTGGGGAGAGCGCCTCTACGTGGAACCGCTACGAGAACAACAAGGGGCGCATTGACTTATTCGCCCTGGTGCGCTTCTGCGACACCTTCAACGTTACAACCGACTGGGTGCTGCGCGGCCGGACCGAGGGAATGCGGTCCGAGGTAGCGATCAGGTTGCTCCGGGCGGCGCGAGATGAACCCGAGCTGCTAGCCGGGCAAGGGGACATCGTGGCGCCAGCGGGCCTCTCGCTTGCGAGCAGCCCACCAGGCGCAAGGCGCATGAGACGCAAGCTAGCGGCACATCAGGATCACTGAGCGCGCTCGCGGCGTCATCGCCCCCGGGCCGCTTATGGCTCTGGGTCGCGGTTCCGCCGCTATAAATGTAACCCATTCGGTTCCATCTCCACACCCACACGTGTTTATTACTGACGGTTGATTACTTCCTATTTATTCCGGATAGGAGAACAAACCTAGTACGAACAGTCTCGCCTCCCCGGCGGCTATATCACGAATGCGTGATTGCAAATGTGGCAACATATCGCTTGCCATGCATTGCGGCATCTGCAATGAGTAGCGGCACCACCACAGAGGTGCCGCCATGTCCGACCCCGCCGCCCCCGCCGCCCACCCCTATGACCTGCTGCCGGAACCTGCAGGCTCGGCCCCCGCCTTCGCCACGCTGATTGCAGCGGACGGCCGGGTGATCCGGCTCAACCCCATCGGGGCCGGCGGCGGCATCTCGCTCGCCATCGAGGGCCGCAAGGCGGTGGAGCTCGACCGCTTCCAGGCCGCCGCGTTCCGCGCCGCGATCGCGGCCCTGCCGGCGGAGGGCTGAGCCATGTCCCAGCCCGCTCCCATCCTCCCCGATCGCCTGGCCGAGTTCGCCGCGCTGCCGCTCAAGAAGGGCGCGCACCGCAGCCCCTCGGATGGCATGTGCGCGCTCGAAGCCGCGGCGTGGATCGCCGGCGAGCCGCACTCCGACCACCCGGCGTGCGTCTGCCCGGTGCTCGGCGCCTTCGGCCGCCTGTGGAACGACAGCCTGCCGGACGCCGAGCGCGACCGGCTGCTGCGCCCGCTCGTGCCCCGCCTGATCGGCACGCGGGGGAGCGCCGCGCTGGCGGAGCGTCGCTCGCTGATGGCGGCTGACTGGCTGGTGCGCGAGCACACGCCGGCATGGTTGCGCCTCGCTGGCCTGACCGAGCACGCCGATGCGCTCGCGGGCCTCCCCGAGATCACCAGCCTGGCGCAGGTGCGGAACATCGGTCCGGCGATCGACGCGGCCCGGCGCGACGCGGCTGCCGCGAGGGCTGCCGCGGGGGCTGCCGCGGGGGATGCCGCGGGGGATGCCGCGTGGGAGGCCGCGGGGGCTGCCGCGTTGGAGGCCGCGTGGGATGCCGCGAGGGCTGCCGCGAGGGATGCCGCGTGGGCTGCCGCGAGGGATGCCGCGTGGGCTGCCGCGTGGGCTGCCGCGAGGGAGGCCGCGAGGGATGCCGCGGGGGATGCCGCGGGGGATGCCGCGAGGGCCAAGCTCAATCCCACGCAGGAGGCCCTGCAGCAGTCCGCGCTCGCGCTCGTCGAGCGGATGATCGCGGCTGATGGGGAGGGCCGGTCGTGACCCAGCCCGCTCCCGACGCCCCGAAGCACACGCCAGGTCCGATGTACCCCGACCGTGCGGAGCCTCGTGCAGAGCCAATGTCGGCCGAGGATCTCCGCCGCCTTCGCCTGAGCGCCGAGGCGGTCTTCGCGCCCGGCCACGGCGCCTGGATCGGCCCCGACAAGCTGCCGGGCATGAGCCTGCCGAAAGCCGACATGCTCTGGCTGCTGGACGAGCTGGAGCGGCTGCGCGCGGCGCAGGGTGCCGCGCCCGAGATGCTGGAGGCGCTGCGTGGGATCGCGCAGGTCGCCGCCAACGCAGAGAGGAACGGGATCGGTTGGTTTGCTGGCGTCGGCCACGTCGCCCGCGCCGCCATCGCCAAGGCGACCGGAGGCGCGCCATGACCCTCCGCCTTGGCCACTTCACCGCCGCCGGCCCGTCCACGTCGCTGTGGTCGGCGCTCATCGACATCCGCATCGCCATCGAGTCCGGCCACCCTGACGCGGACACGCTGCTTGAGATCGAGGCGCTGGCCGCCGACGCGCACGGGAAGTGCGGCGCCGTGCAGGCGCTTAGGGCGCGGCTGATCGAGGCGGCGCAGGACGAGTGCCACCGCTGGCAGGACGGCGCGCCGGAGCGGCGCTACGGGGCTGCGGCGGATGCTGGCTATGAGCGGCAGACCAACGACATGCTGATGGGAGCAGCGCTGTGAGCCAGACCACCACCATGCCGCCGCTGGCGGCTGCCATGAGCCCGGCCGACATGCACGCCGCCTGCGCGGCGCTGCGGGAGATGATTGGACCGCCTGCGCAAGTCTATGCCGATGTGAGCGCCGGTCCGCACGCGGACGGCCACGCGACCGTCGCCGTTTATCCAGACGGCATCTGCCACGGGACCACCGCCAAGCGCTTCCGCGGCATGGACTGGGGCGCCCTGTTCGAGCAGGCCCGCCAGTGGGCGGTGTCCTACTGCGTCATCGCGCATGACCGCGCGCTCCGCCGCATGGCGCTCGCGATCATCGACCTCACCGACCAGCACGGGAGCTGCACGGCAGACGCGCTGCGCCGGGCGGGCCACGCCGTCACGCCGGAGATGGTCGAGGCCGCCTGCCAGCGCGCGAGCGAGATGAGCGGCAACGCGCCGTTCCGGGTGGAGGGAGTTTGACATGCGCGTCCCCCTCCCCTCCGCGCGCCTCCACGCGCCAGGTCGTCCCGGCCCGGCCTGCCCCCACGACTGCGGCGCGCGGCTGGAGTGCATCCGCGTGCGCGACGTGGAGCCGTACTGGCTCTGCGACGACTGCGGCTGGTGCGAGGGCGACGACGAGCCGCAGCCGTGGGCGCCGAGCTGGCCCGCGCAGGAGCATGGGTTGTTCAGGTTTGGAGGGGCGCGGTGAGCGAGCCAGAAAGTGCGGCGACTTACGTGCTGCGAGATAAAAGCGGCGCCTATTACCAGGACAGCGAACACGACGGGATCGTCATCGGCAAGAAGCGGGATGCTCTGCGCTTCACGCGTGAGGAAGCCGAGAAGCAGGCGAGAATCCTGTCGCGGTATGGGCTTACCGTGGAGGAGGTCCGTAGATGACCCTCGCCACCCGGACGCGTCTCGACGCGCAGAGCAGCGCCCACAACGCGCGCGCCATGGCCCGGCACTGCCGGGAGCGCGCCGAGCACCACGCCGCCGGCGGAGACCGCGAGGCGGCAGAGGACGAGCGGCGCATGGCCGCGCAGTACGAGCGGATCGCTCAGGACGAGAGGAAGGAGGCGGAGGGGTGAGCATCGACCTGGACGACCTGGAGCGGCTGGCGAAGGCCGCGACGCCGGGGCCGTGGGATGCGGGCACCTGCGAAGGCGAGGTCTGGTCCGACAAGCTCCTCGTCGTGTGGGACGCGCTCCCAAACGACGCCGCCTACATCGCTGCCGCGAACCCGCCGACTATCCTCGCCCTGATCGCCCGCCTGCGCGCGGCCGAGGCGGTGGCGGAGGGCGTCGCAGCCTACGACACGGAGATGGATGCGCAGGGCGGGGCGTCTCCTGGTCACTACCGAACCGCCCTCGCCGCTTGGCGCGCAGCGAAGGGCGCCCCCGTCGTCCTGGCACGGGGGGTGGGGCAATGAGCAAGCACGCCGACGCACTCCGCCAGCGCCTCGCCGCTGTGGCGGCCGACATCGCCGGCACCATGGCCCTGCCTGCCAGCCTACGCGCTGCCGCCGACAGGGCGGTGCGCGAGCCGGATCTCGTGCAGGCGCTGGCCGCCGTGGGCAGCGTCGCCCTGGAACTGGAGGCGCTGGAGGAGACGGCCAAGATCCGTGCGGCGAACGTCCGCACCGTGCTCTGCGAGGTCATGTCCGAGAGCGGCGCCGCGGCGATCCGCCTGCCAGGTCACAGCATGTCGCTGGTGGAGCGGGGCCCGGCGCTGGTGATCGACGACCCGGCGCTGATCCCGCCGACGCTGATGCGAGAGCGCGATCCGGAGCCCGACCGCAAGGCCATCGCCGCCGCGCTCAAGGCCGGCGGCGAGGTGCCGGGATGCCGCCTGAGCAACGGAGGAAGCCACCTCCGGTTCGCGAACCTCAAGATGAAGGAGTCCGCGTGATGAACGCACTGACCACCACCGGCCCGGCCCGCGCATCGCTGGAGCCGGCCACCCTCTCCGAAGCCATGCGCTTCGCCGAGGTGCTCGCCAACTCCACCATGGTCCCGCGCGACTATCAGGGGAAGCCAGCCAACGTGCTGGTGGCGATGCAGTGGGGCCGCGAGGTCGGCCTCGGGCCGCTGCAGGCCATCCAGAACGTCGCCGTGATCAACGGCCGGCCGTCCATCTGGGGCGATGCCGCTCTGGCGCTGGTGCGCGGCCACCCTGCCTGCGAGCGCGTCACCGAGGGCGTGGAAGGCGAAGGCGACACCCGCGCCGGCTTCTGCATCGTGAAGCGCCGCGGCGAGCCCGAGCAGCGCAGGACCTTCTCTGTGGCCGACGCGAAGAAGGCCGGGCTCTGGGGCAAGGCCGGCCCGTGGCAGCAGTACCCCGATCGGATGCTGCAGCTCCGCGCCCGGGGCTTCGCCATCCGCGACGTGTTCCCCGACGCGCTGCGCGGCGTGATCACCGCCGAGGAAGCGCAGGACACGCCGGCCGATCCCATCCCCCCCGCCCGCGGCGCCACCATCGATGTCACCCCTCCCCGGCTGCAGACGTTCGATCCGTTCGATGTCCCCCTGTCCGCGCCAGCCTGGAAGGGCATGGCGTGGCCGATCTGCACCCGCGACGGGCGCTGCGAGGACTTCCACGACCCCGACGCCTGGGAGGCCGAGCTGCAGAAGCGCATCGCCACGGTGCAGCAGCGCGAGCTGCTGGGCGAGGACGCCAAGCGGAAGGCCATCGGGCAGATGCTCGACGCCAACCGCGGCGCGATGGAGGCGCTGCGGGAGCGCGGGTTCGGGGACATCGTGGAGAGCGTGGCGGACCTGTTCCGCGCCGCGCTCGGCGAGACGGAGGGCGCGGCCAATGGCTAAGTTCCGCAAGAAGCCGGTGGTGATCGAGGCATTCCGCCTGGGCGATGAGTGGCCCGATTGGTGGGCCGAGAAGCACGCCACAAACGAGGTGACGACGCACAACGTTGATGGCCGTCACCGGGGCGGCCCGGACTTTGCGCTGATCTCCACGCTGGAAGGCGTGATGCGCGCCGAGCGGGGCGACTGGATCATCCGGGGCGTGAAGGGCGAGCTGTATCCCTGCAAGCCCGACATCTTCGCCGCGACCTATGAGCCGGCCGAGGTGCCTGCCAAGACGGAGGGCGCGGCGTGAGCCTCACGCACTACGCCAGCGACATGCTGGGGCGTGCCCTGTGCGCGCGAGCGCCGCTCTTGCCCACTACGGTCTATGCGGCGCTCGGAACCGGCGGCAACCCCGTGGACGGGCTGATCGGCGAGCCCGTGTCGTGCCCCGGCTACGCCCGTCAGCTGGTGGTGTTCACCGGATCCGGCGAGCTGCGCAGCGAAGGGCCGCTCCAGTTCATCTTCAACGCCGCCGCCGGCACGCTGACGCACGCTGGCCTGTTCGACGCGGCGACAGGCGGCAATGCGTTGATGTGGGTCGAGCTGATGCAGCCGGCGCTCGTCAGCGGCTCCGGCACGGTGACAATCGCCGGGCGCGCCTTCAGCGTCTCTGTGGAGGGCGCGGCGTGAGCGAGATCGCGCAGATGAAGGCTGACGTAGAGGCCGCGCATGCGGCGTGGCTCGCAGCCAAGGCGGCTTACGATGCCGCGCTGGTGGCGGCGTTTCCTTTCCGGGTCGGCGACATCATCCGGAGCACGGACGGCAGGCTAGCGCGTGTGTACGCAATCTACGTGTCATCCGCCGGGCCGCGCTGGGCAGCCGCGCTCCAGAAGAAGGACGGCACGTTCGGCAAACTGGACGCGTCGCACTGGCGGAACGAATGGCGCGCGGCAACGCTGCACGAGCGCCCTGCCGTAAAGGAGCACTCGGCGTGAGCGAGATCGACACGAGCACACCCGCCGTCCTGGCGCTGGCCGGGCTGGCGAACGGCGTCTGGATGCGGCTGCGGGACGGAGAGCGCTTCGTCATGCATGTACCTGCGCAGCCCGACCACGACATGGACCTGATCCTGTCGCGGTCTGCCGCCACCATGTGCGCCCTCCTGCGCGAGCGCGACACCCTCCGCGAGCGGCTGCGGCTGGCGGAGGAGGTGGTGGAGGCCGCCGGGCTGCTGAAGGCAACCTTCGGCGCCATCCCAGGGCATGGCCCGGAGGACGACGATATCTGCGTGCACGACCGAGAGGAATCGAGGGGCTTGACCAAGGCCCTCGCCGCCTGGCGCGCGGCGCAGCAGGGGAGCGAGGGATGACCTTCGTAGCTGGGCCACACAACCCGCATAACTGGGATCTGCTGCAAGCGGCCGAGGCCGAGAACGCCCGCCTGCGCGCCGAGCTGGCGGAGGCGAAGGAGGCGAACGTGGTCTGTGCCGGCTGCGGCCGCGTTGGCCCGCCGCCGCCGCCGCCCTACCTGTCGTGCTGTCCTGAGCGCGAGCCGCTGACGGCGCAGCAGTGGGCGCAGCGCGCCATGAAGGCCGAGACTGCCGCCCGCGACGCGCGCGCGGTGGCGCTGGAGGAGGCGAAGGAGAGAACCGACGCGGCTGAAGCCAACGCCAATGTCCGCGTCACCGAAGCACGCGGGCTGCTGGCGGCGGCCGAACAAGCCGCGGCCGACGCGCGCGCGGTGGCGCTGGAGGAGGCGGCAGAGGCGTGCCGAATTTGGCTGCGGAGCGCCTACCCGCAGCGCCATATCACCGACGCCATCCGCGCCATCGGCCCCACCCTCACCGACGCAGCGCTGCGCCGGCTGGCCGAGGCGATGGGGTGCGCGGTGGTGCCGGTGGAGAACAACGACACCATCCGGCGGGCGGTCTGGCTCGCGCAGTATGAGCACGTCAACCAAGTGAAGGGGCATGGCCGTTCGGCGGCAGACCTCGCGGAGCTGGCCGAGGCAAAGGTGCGCGATCCGGAGCAGCGCGCCAATGACGCGGCCGCTTGGCGCGCCATGATCGCCGCCGCCCAGGCCGGGGAGGCGCGGGGCGAATGAGCGAGCAGGAAACGACGGTTGCGTGCTTTCGGCCCGGCGATCGGGTCGAGCACGACGGCATGGGGCCGGGTGTGGTCGAGGCGGTGACAGTGGACGGCGTGGCCGTCCGCTACGACCGGACCTATCGGGGCGGCGGGCGGCACGGCCGCGGCCTCTATGACGACAACTGGTTCCGCACCCATCCGGGCAAGCTGTGGAGGACTGGCGATGCCCGCTGACCTTTCCCACACCGCGCTCGTGGAGGCGATGGCGCGGGGCATGATGGATGCTGACCTCGGCCACGGCGCCTTCGACGACGCCACCTTCCAAGGGGCTGAGGCCGAGCGGGAAGCTTGGCGCTGTCGTGCCCGCGCCGCGCTCGCCGCGCTGCTCCAGGCGGCGGGGGTGACGGCGGAGGATGTGCGCACATCGGCAAACGAGCTGGACGACGCCGCCGATATGCTCGAGCGCGTCGATCTTGAGCGCGTCTCCGCCCTCCTCTGCGCGCTGGCCGGGGAGGGCGAGGGGTGAGCGAGATGACCTGGCAGCCCATCGAGACGGCGCCGAGGGACGGGACCACTGTGCTGGCCTGGTGCGACGAGTGGAAGCACGCCAGGACGGCGTGGGCATATGAGAGCGACCAATGGCAAGCCGCGCCGCCGTCCATCTTCCAGCCCACCCACTGGATGCCCCTCCCCGCCCCGCCGGAGGCGCCGGATGAGCGGTGACCGTCGAGACGCCCCGGGGCTGCCGCCACACCTGCGGGCCATGCTGGTGGACGGCGCGCCGGTGCGGCGCCTTCGCGACCTGCTGCGCCTCTGGTGGCTCGGCCTGACCGACTTGCGGGGGCGCTACACCTACCGCGGGTTCGACCTCCGCGGGCGGCTGCTGAAGGAGCGCAGGCAGAAGGAGGCGCCGGATGAGCGGTGACGCGCGCCTACTGACCCTGCTCGACGCCATGCGCCGCCTCGGCTGCGGTCGGACATGGCTGCTGACCCATTTGCAGGATCACCCCCAGCACGCCGGGCAGCCTACCCATCGGCGCATTGCCCGGCGCATCATGTTCACAGAGGCCGATTTCGGCCGCCTCCTGGAGACGATGGCCCCATGCCCCTCAAGCTCGTCCGTGTCGGCGAAATCTGGCACGTCACCGGGACCGTTGCCGGTCGGCGCGTTAGGCGAAGCCTTGGCACTGGCGACCGCGATATCGCGGAAGAAGCGCGGGCCAAGCTCGAGCACGATCTCCACCGCCGCAAGCTCTATGGGGAAAAGGGCCAGGTCACCTTTGCCGAAGCGGCCAAGAGCTACCTCCGCGCCGGCCCCCGCTCAGCCACTACGGGTGGTCACGTCGCCCGGCTCCTAAGGCACTTTGGCACGACGCCGCTTCGCGAGATTAATCAGGTGGCGGTTGACGCCGCATACATCGCGATCCTCACCCCCGGCGCCACCGGCGCAACCCGCAAGCGCGCGGTGCTGACGCCGCTCTGTGCGATCCTGGAGCACGCGGCGCGGCGCGAGTGGTGTGAGCGCCCTGCCTTCGAGGTGCCGGACCAAGGCGGGAAGCCGGCCACCGCGTTCCTGCTGCCCGATCAGGCGACCGCGCTGGTGCGGGCCGCGACCGCCTTGGAGCACCGGGTGCTGTTCACCTTCCTGATCGGCTGCGGCACACGGGCCAGCGAGGCCTTCGATCTGCCGTGGGAGAAGGTGGACCTGCGCGGCGCCCGTGCGACCGTCTGGCAGAAGCAAGGCAACTGGCGGCTGGTGAACCTTCCGCCGGTCGTGGTGGCGGCGCTGGCCAGTCTCCCGCACCGGGAGGGCTTCGTGTTCCGGCCGCCGGCCCGCATGTGGCGCGGCGAGGTGGTGCAACATGAGCGGTACGCGGACATGGGCCGGGAGGGCGGCGGGCAGGTGGCGACGGCGTTCGGGACTGCTTGCCGCCGGGCCGGGCTGCCAGGTCGCTGGGTCGAGACCACGAACAAGGCACACCGGTACTGGCAGCCGGAGATCCGCCTGCACGACCTGCGGCACACCTGGGCCTCATGGCACTACGCCATGCACAAGGACCCGCTGCTGCTGATGCGGGACGGTGGGTGGTCGGGGCTTGCGATGACAGCGCGGTACGCGCACCTCATGCCGGAAGCCTATGTCGAGGAGGCGAAGGCATGGCTGGCGGGCGGAGTGGCCGAGGCAAAACGGGCAAGCGGCTGACAAGCCGCCCATGCACGGGCCGAATTGTGGAGGAATATCAGCGGGTTGACTTGGGAGATGTCCGCCATGTCAAGGCGATGCTCTCCCGCTGAGCTACGCGCCCGGGACCGCCGAAGCGGGCCGATCATCTAGAATCCCGGGAGCCGCAGTGCAACCCCCCTTTTTGAGAGGTTCCATGCATTCGACGC